ACATCCAGCAATCATCCAAACAAATTAAATTATCTTAGGTTTTTCGTAGGAGAAACATCCAGCAATCATCCAAAATCAAATTATCTTAGGTTTTTCGTAGGAGAAACATCCAGCAATCATCCAAAATCAAATTATCTTAGGTTTTTCGTATGAGAGACATCCAGCAATCATCCAAAAAAAGAAACATGAAGTTTACACTAATTATTTTTTAACTTTCTATTTTACAATACTAAGTGAAATATTACAAACATACTTGCCATAATCAGATTATGTGCATAATACATATAAATGAATCTTGACCTTTCTAATTGGAAATTAATATAATCGTGCATGTAAGATTTGCAAGAATTATGAGCAAATTTATCATATTCCTTTGCATGAAAATATCTGATACATCTGTACTGTTTATCTAAGAGTTGTTTTATGGAAAAGTTTTCAGGAACATATTCATTATAATATTGCATTATTATCATATAATTTGATAAACACAAGGCAATAATGATTGTCAATTCAACAAGATTCTTGAGCTTCATGATTATGATACAGAAATATTCTCACTTAAATCCAATCATTTTTTCATTTTATCTGCATAAAATATAAAAAAATTAGTATTTATTATTTTTGGTCATTGTAAAATGTCTTTTTATACTTGCTTGTATGATTGATACAGAATGTTCTATTTCAATATATTCATTGTATAATGTTTGTAATTTATTCACTATAACAATTCTTCTAAAAAACGCTTGTAAAATTTTCAAGTTTTTTTTCCATCTATTGCATTGACATTAGTAATATTTAGATTTCTATTGCCATTATCACAATGATTGCTATTATTGCTATTATTGCTATTATTGCTATTATTGCTATTATTGCTATTATCACCATGATTGCTATTATCACCATGATTGCTATTATCATCATCATCGTCACTACTTATGTCTAATTCAGTTTGATTATTTAATACACCGCCTTCTGGTATAATATTGGATGTATTATATATGATATTGGACGAATAATCATATATATTTGAGGAATAATCATATATATTGGATGAATAATCATATATATTTGAGGAATAATCATATATATTGGATGAATAATCATATATATTGGATGAATAATCATATATATTTGAGGAATAATCATATATATTGGACGAATAATCATATATATTGGAGGAATAATCATATATATTTGAGGAATAATCATATATATTGGATGAATAATCATATATATTGGATGAATAATTATATATATTGGATGAATAATTATATATGAAATTTGATGTATTATATATGAAATTTGATGTATATGTTGTTAATATGATATTAGGTGAACAATAATTATGTTTGTTTGATTTCCATTTTGATGATGATAATGTTGTTAATTGCTAATCTCTATTACGCACAGGTGAATCATTTCTACGACCTCTTCTATCATCATTATTATTATAATTGTTTCTGTAATCATATACAACATTTGGACCATCCTCATAATACAATCTACGATGATGTCCGCGATGTCCGTGATGTCCGTAGTAATCATGATGATGTCCGTGATGTCCATAATGATGGTCCATGGCATGGATAATCTTTTCATTTTGCAAATTATCACGTAAATAATCTATACTACGTTCATTAAAAAGAGCTTTAAAAGATTCACTTTCTTTCATTACTTTCATCTTGATATCATTTCCAGTTTCAGTAATTTTTTGTTCTAATCCAAGACGATTTTTAGCATTTTCAATTTGAAGATTAGCATAATTTTCAGCCGCTTGCTTTGCAATTGAAAATTCTAATTTTGCCATATCTAATTGTGTTTTTGCAAAATTTTCAGCACCTTGCTTGTATAATTCAGTTCCATTCTTATCAATATTCTTATCTAACATAGCTGCTGTTTTCAACATTTCAATTTGCGAAGCAGCAAAGTGTTGGTCTGATAAGCGCCCCAAACTATTTTCAACTTTAAGAAGATTATTATCCATTAAACCAAAATTACGCTGAGTATTTGCAAAATAATCTCCTGCTTGTTTTTCAACTTGATTAAAGTGATTTGCTGAAAATAATTTAGCATCACCGTTATTTCTTTCCATATTTGTTGCTAAATTTTGAACAGCTGCAAGATTTACTCCTCCCATTCTTTCTATAGCACTATGTGCAGTAGCACCATTTCTTTCAATTGCTGTAAGATTTAATGCGTTGGTTCTTTCAATTGCAGAATTTATATAATTAGCATTTCTTTCAACGCCTTCTCTAATAATAGCACTTCTGTCAGCAAGTCCTGATAACATTGCAGCGCCTACTTTTTCTGATGCAATGCTGTTTGCTGCACCGTTTCTCTCAATAGAATTTAATAAAGCAGTGTTTCCTTGGTATAAACTTGATATATTTGTAGCACCTGTTCTTTCTGTTGCAGCTAAATTAACTGTGGATGTATCATTAATAGTATCTTTTATACTTGATTCTGCTTTTCCTAATAATTGATTCGTATTAATAGCATTTCTTTCAATATTATCATTAACTCTTCCAAATTCTCTTGCTGATGAATTTATCATATTTTCTCCAATGTGTCTTGTATGGTCTACAATATTAGCATTCTGGCGAGCATTATCAAATATTCCAAATAACGCAGGGTCTAAAGCAGTCATAGGTATATTTGTAGCGGACATATATACCTATAAATAGATATATATATTAAATTTCCAAAAAAGGAAATAATATAACATTACAAAATTATGATCTTATGATACATCTCTAAAAATTCAAGCTTCTTACATTTTAATTTTATCCATACTGCATAATATTTTTATATAAGATATAATAAATGAAATGGCTGCTTTTAATTGCAATAACAAGTGTCGCAATATTAAGCATATTTGTATATCATCTGATAGAATATCTCAAAAAGTTTGAAGGTTTTACACTGCAACAAGAAATACCAAAAATTATTTGGACATATTGGCATGAAGAGAAATTACCAGACATAATACAAAAATGTATAGCTACTTGGAAGCAACATAATCCCACATATGAAATTAATATACTAAATGATAAGAATTTATCAAAATATTTACCAGATATTTCTTTTGATAAATATAAATTTGCCACAACACATCAAAGAAAGTCTGATATGATTCGTTTGAACATACTTGCAAAATACGGAGGTGTTTGGAGTGATGCTTCCATCATCATGAACAAAAGTTTAGATGATTTGTTTGTGAATAAAACAGCAGAATTTATAGGATATTATATTGAGCTTTTTACAACAAATCATGATTATCCTGTTATAGAAAATTGGTTTTTTGCATGCAAGCCAAATACCAAATTTATAAATACATGGAGAGATGTTTTTTTAACTATCAACAATTATGAGACATTAGAAGAATATGTTGCTCATATGAAAATCAATACTGACTTTCAAAATATAGATGATCCTAATTATTTATCCATGCACATTGCTGCCCAATATGTTTTACAAAATATGATGAGCATTGATGAGATTAAAAGCAGATTATTATTGCAAAAAGCAGAAGATGGACCCTTTAAATACCTTGTTGATAACAACTGGCAAACAGAACAATCTATTGATAGTCTTTGTAACTCAAGATCAGATGACATCATATTTGACAAACTCAGGGGTATTGAAAGGGGATTTGTTGAAAATAATCCTGATAAATATAAATGTTTATTTGACACATTTTAACATTTAAAACGCCGACTACATAGCGAAAAAAATATTAAAAAGTAGTAAAAATGTGGTTAGTACATAGCGAGAACTATGTATGAATTCTACTAAACACTTCTGGTCTTTTTCCTTTCTCAAATATATGTTTTACTATGTATAACATATTTTGGACTGCGTTCTTATCCCTATTATGAATTATCTCGCAATTAAGCTTATTCTCCTTATGAGAAAGTAATCCATGATTTGAAAGTATATTTAGACTATCTTGAAGACACAGGATATAAATACATAAGAAATATTATTATATAATAGATGAATCTTTACCTTACTGTTATAAACAAACACACATATCTTCTCAGAAAATGGCAAAAACCACATAATTGGCTTAACATATTTGTAGGAAGATTGAATAAATTACGCATAAAGATTTGAACTGTTCATAATATGAAATGACAGCACAAACTTTATGTATTGTATATGTACTTTGTATATATTTGCTACCAAAATCTTCTCAAGAATATCATGCAATGTGTATGATAATTCTATTGTGGTCTAACACGCTTATCTTGTTATCATACAAACCACGTATGCAATGTTGCAAGACTTATAAAGATTGGATGCTTTCACCTGAAAAATATTCTAATTACATTATGCACAAGGAATATTTGATGATATTGTCTACTATTTTAACATTTTGTTATGCATTCTTGTAGCATATGCGCTGATATACTCTATATTTTCTTATGATATGAATGATAGATGTATTATCTATGGTCGCTATTCGCAACTACTGTTATATTTGCGGCAATACAATACAGTGAATATAAAAAAGACGAATATCATTATACTGTATATACACTGACAAATTTCATTACATTTTTGATAATGTATATGATTTCTACAATTGCATTTTATCTACTCTTGGGAACCGAACAAGGTAATACAAAATTGCAGAAGGGAGGAGAATATACATACATAGACCCTGCTACTTTGAAAAAAATACCTGACAATATGTATACAGGTTTTACACCATATGATACTTGAATGTATTGTAAATATGGAAAAAATGATTACATTTAGATAATGAAAGCATCATCATAACAATGAGTAATCAGGATAAAGGAAGAGATTATGAACAGTTTATCAAAAACTTTATTGTTCACAAACTACATAAAAATGCGTATCTATGGAATGAATGTCCTGAGAATATTCTGATACAAAATTGCCTAATAGATTCTCATAATAGTATGAGATTGTTGCGCAAAGATGTTAGAGAAGGAAACATCCATTGTCATCAAGATTTAGGAATAGATATTGTACAAATTGAAGATACGCACAACAGATGTTCTATAGTACAGTGTAAAAATGGCTATAAGAATGGTTTGACAATTGAAAATATTGCAGGTGTCATGATACGTGCAGCATGTCTTCCTACTATAGATACATACCTTTACTATACTAACTGCTTATCCAGAAATGTCAAATATATAGCTGGATTGCAGACATCTCGGGTGGTACCAATAGATTGTAGTAATGAAATAGACAAATTGCAAGAAATTGTATATGGGGACAATATATACTTTGTGAAGTTTCCATATGCAAAAAAAGAGCATAAAAATATAGCAGTTATTGATAATAATATAAAGCCTTATGTATATCAGATAGAAGCTGTAGACAAGTGTAAAACATATTATGAGAATAATACGAGAGGTATCATTTCTTTACCTTGTGGTTGCGGTAAGACATTTGTAGGATATCTCATAAGCTGTCATTACAAACATATAATTATTCTATCTCCATTGAGAGAGTTTGCAAATCAAAACCTTAACAATTTCATAGAATATGGTTATAATAAAAATAATGCTCTATTGGTTGATTGCGATGGTATAAGAGATACAGAAAGCATCAAGGAATTCATCAAGCATAATGAAACATTGCTGATATCTTGCACATATGACTCTATGGATGTCATTAGTGAGTGTTTGGGAATGTTCAAAGATGCACTATTCATTATAGATGAATATCATAATCTGTCCAAAAATAACATATCAGATAATTGCAATAATATCTTTAAGCTGCTTATGTCTGAACATAGAATTCTCTTCATGTCTGCTACACCCAGAATATATGATATAGAATATGATGATGAATGCTATGATATGGAATGGATGTTTGGAGATGTAGTTTATAATATGAGTATGACAGAGGCTATTGATAGGAAATATATTTGTGATTATAAATTATGGCTTCCTACTGTTCATGAAAATAGTGAGGAACTTGACAAAGAACTGTCAATTTATGATATTGACAATGTAATGAAGAGTAGATGCAAATTCTTGTATTCTTGTCTGAGTAATAATGGTTCAAGGAAGTGCATAGTCTATTGCAGAGATACAGAAGATATGAAAGCCATGATGAAAAGTATGCAGACTCTTAATGACTTCTATATCATGGATGTGGAGATTGATAGCATATGTTGTCAAGACAATGAGAATAATCGTAAAGAAAAGCTACATAAATTCTCTGATAATGATGATAAGATACAGATATTATTCAATATCAAAATTCTAAATGAGTGTATTGATATACCAACATGTGATGCAGTGTATATCAGCTACCCACCCAAAAATAAAATCACAACCATACAAAGAATGTGCAGAGCAAATAGGATAGATAGACTCAATCCTTACAAAGTTGCCAATATCTATATTTGGTGCAATGATTATGAAGAAATATTGGATACTCTATCAAGTATTAAAGAATATGATATCATGTTTAGAGATAAGATTAATCTAAATACTGTTGATTTCTATAATAATGCTCATGAAAAAGATATAGAGATTGTTAAGAAAGACAAGGAAGTGATAAGTATTTATACTCTTGGAATTAAGGAATTTAAGATGTACACTTGGGAAGAAAAATTGGAAATGGTACAAAAATATATACAAGAACATAATAAGACACCATCTGGTACAGATAAGAATATTTCTGTTAGAAAAATGGGAAGATGGTTGACTATACAAAAACAGCTTTACAAAAATAAAAGCCAAGTATTTAAAAAAGACAACATAGTCTTATCATGGAGTAAATTTATTGAAACACATAATAATTTATTTAAGTCAGAACATGAAATATGGTGTGATACCCTAAATCATGTAGATGAATATATATTAAAACATGATAAACTTCCTTCAAGTGAACACAAAAATACAAATATTAAAAGGCTTGGTGTTTGGATTCTTGCTCAAAAATCCAATTACAAAAATAATGCAAAAATCATGAAACATGAAAATATCAAACAATTATGGATTGATATCAACAATAAATATCCAAGATTATTCAAAAATAATGAAGGAAAATGGTTTGATTATTTAAAAGACCTTGATGAATATATTCAAACATATAACAAGCTACCAATGGAAAATGATAATGATAAGTCAATATCAACTTTAGCAAACTGGGTTGCAGATCAACGATATCGTTATAAAAAACAAACATGTATAATGCAAAATGAGAATGTACGAAATACATGGTTAGAATTTACACAAAAACATTGCAAGTATTTTCTAACTAATGTTGAAGCATGGAAAGAAAAAATTGCAGAAGTTGAGAGATATGCTGCACAAAATGATGGAAAACTCCCTTATCTGACTGACTCAAACCCTGATATAAAAGTATTAGCAAAATGGTTATATCATCAATCAGAAAATTATAAGGATAATAAACAAAGCTTGTCTAATACAGAGTTGCGTACCATTTGGGAAGATTTTATCAAAAGACATCCTTGTAGAAAATTTATGACCAAAGAAGAGTATTGGATGCAATCATTGAATAAAGTAACTGAATATATTCATATACACAAGACATTCCCAAAGGGAAGAGAACAAAAACAGTTATCTACATGGATATCGCACCAAGAAAAAAACTACAAAGATAAAAAAGAAGCAATGATAATACCTGAAGTAAGAGCCAGTTGGGAGAATTTCAAGGTACAATGGCAACATTTGGTATAATATTGATATAAAGTTAAATATAACTAAAATCAATAAGATTAAAATTATTTGTATATTATAACCATGAAATTAGAGTTGAAAAAATTTGATCCATCAAAGATTTCATCAGATAGTGTACTCGTTTTTTGCGGAAAACGCAATACAGGAAAATCGTGGACGCTAAAGAATATTTTAAACCATCACAGAGACATTCCAGTTGGAGTTGTGGTAAGTCCAACAGAAGCAGCTAATGGTTTTTTTGAAAAGTTTATTCCAAAAATGTTGATATATGATCAACCTGATGAAAATACTATCAAAAAATTCTTAGATAGACAGGTTACTATTTCAACAGAAAGAAAAAAAGAATTAAAGAAGTTTGGTAATTCCCAGATAGATGCCAGGGCTTTTCTTATATTAGATGATTGCATGTATGACAAAAAATGGATTAATAATATTAATATTAGGTCTATTTTTATGAATGGACGTCATTACAAAATATTCTTTTTGATTACTTTACAGCATGCCATGGGTCTGCCACCAGTTTTGAGAAATAATATAGATTATATTTTTATATTCAGAAATAATATTCGGAGAGAGCGTGAAAAGATTTACCAACATTACGCAGGAATGTTTCCAACATTTGAAGCATTTGAACAGGTCATGATGCAGACTACTGAAAATTATGAATGTATGGTTATTGATAACAAAACTCAGAGTAATAAGCTTGAAGACCAAGTGTTTTGGTACAAGGCTTCTGAAGCAAATTTTAGAATGTGTAGTGGAGATTTGTGGGAGTTGCAAGCACTTGAAGAACAGCGTCAGGAGATGGGTTATAAAGCAACAGATGGAGATGAAGAAGAACCATTTGATTCTGGTGTATTTACAAAAAAGAAGAATTCAAACATCATCAAAGTCAAGAAACAAGCATCTGGTAGATATTAGGCTTCAATTATTTCATAATCATCGTATGATACATATGAATCCTTTTCAACATCTCTATAATCTATTTTTGAAGGCATATCATAATTTAACAAGCTTTGTAATTCTTTCTCCAATTGTCTATTTTTCATAAGCAGAATCTTATTTTTGATGCGCATATTTTGCAAAATATTTGAATTATGTTTCAGTGTATTTTTGATACATAGGTATTTTTCAAAATATAGTTTACACCTATCGTATATATTTTCATCTTGGACACAGATAGTACGGTATGTGGTAAGCAAACTATTAAACATGATTACATAATTTCTATATTATATCATTCATTTTTTTATTTTTCTACATAATAAGTATGAGAAGAAAGAATGATATGGTCATGTATGTCTTTTTATTTGTTGTGTTAGTGCTTGTAATTATAGGAGGGCTATATTTTACAGGACCTATCAATGAAGCTTTCAGTAATGCACAAAATACTCCAGCACAATTACGAAGACAAAATGAAGAAGTACAATCTAATCATGTATACAAAAATGAGAAACACGTAAACATAAATAAGGAAGTTCATTTACCAATAGGTAAGTAAACATTTTGCATCTTTCATCATCTTATATACAGCATAGAACATGAAAATTGTTCCAAACACACTTATTTTTTTACTAATAATTTTAAGATTATAAACAGTATCTGTATCTGATACATTATCTATTGTTGAGCATTCCGAAGATGTATCTGAATATTCTTCCACATATATCCCAGCATATTTTAAGTATCTTGTTAAATCACTGGGAACTAAATTATATAATTTGCATATTTTTTCTTCTTGTTCTTTGTGTGGTTTGGTTTCTTGATAAATATATTTTACTATGTAAAGTTTTACAAACCGAGCTTTGATAGCATCCTCTGTTCTCTGTAATTTTGCAGCCATGTAAGCATAGTCTTTATTTTGTTTATACATTTCTATAAGCTTATTATTGTCACTATCAGTCCATCTCTTTCTGTTGCGAGTAATCATAGGCATGCTTGTTGATATTGTTATATCATATTAACACACATAATCATTTTTTTATTTTTCAACCATTCAAAAAAATGATGGTTTTTTCCTTTTTGTTATAGATTTTGGTTGAGTTATACTAACTACCTTTATATCACGCATTTCAGACCTTGCAGACCTTTCAGACCTTGCAGACCTTGCAGACCTTTCAGACCTCTCAGACCTTTCAGACCTCTCAGACCTTTCAGACCTTTCAGACCTTGCTGAGCTTTCAGAATCTATATCAGAGCTTTCAGAATCTATATCAGAGCTTTCTGATTTAGATGAATGGTTTATAGTACCTATATCATTTGCATCAACTGAAAAGTCATCATCATTTTCTTCTTTCAGACTTTCATCTTTATTTTCATAATTATTTCCATCTGGTATTGGTTGATATTTTACATTTTCTGTTTCTGATTCATGAGCATCATCAGATTCATGAGCATCATCAGATTCATGAGCATCTTCTGATTCATGAGCATCTTCTGATTCATGAGCATCTTCTGATTCATGAGCATCTTCTGATTCATGAGCATCTTCAGATTCACGAGCATCTTCTGACTCATGAGCATCTTCTGATTCATGAGCATCTTCTGATTCATGAGCATCTTCTGACTTATTCATATCAGCTTCATGAGTTTTTTTCTTTGATTTTTTTCTTAATGATTTTTCCATAACATCATCAATATATTCTATAATCTCTTTGATGTTGATAAATTCTGTTATAGATTTGGCTATCATTTTACGCATGCTATATTCAATAATATTCAAATTATTCTGAATCTCAACAGGTTTCAAATTATTCTGTACAAACAAATATGAATTTTTCCAGGCAAACTGTGATGCATTTATCAAACATTTATGAACAAAATCCTCTATATTTGGTACTTTGACATGTAGCTTGTTCAATTTTTTCTTAAATTCATGTAATTTAATCTTGATACTAACTATAATAGTGAGCTTAATCAACCTGTTCAAATAATCACATTGTGACTTTTTGACAATGGCTTTAACTTCTTCTTGTATCATATTATTGTTCCATTTAGGTATATTGTTCAATTCTGTCTGAAATGCTTTTAGTCCTTTCTTTTGACACTCGACATAAATAGAATAAATTTTCTCTGCAATAGGTACTGCCAAAATATCCTGTAAATGTTCAATATATTCTTTTTTTGTATCAACTAATCCTTGTAGCATATATATTCATATTATGACTTTTTCTTATATTCTATTGACCTTTTGTTTATTTATCCTTTTTCTTGCACCTCCATCTGACAACAGATTTAATGCACCATCAAGAATTCCTGTATTGCTATTTGCTGACGTAGGTTGTGTTAAAAAATCATTTATGTTTTTAGTTTGTATGTAAATTACACAAGGTCCTGTAAATTTCATACCAAATCCTTCACCTCCTATAAATGATGAAAATAATGATTTTCCAATCTGTTCAACATCATATTGATAATTATTGTTACATGCCAAAAACATCCCATTGTCTACTAATATAGAATCACCATTTTCAATATTTTCTTGCTGCAAATTACCATATGCAGATAACCAAATATACCCATATTCGCCATTTATACACGAAGCAACAGGTAGTATGAAACCTTCTTGTCCTATACCAATTATTCCTTTCATTTGTGTTGTCATAGATATTTTTATATTGTCCGTACATGCTAAAAAACAATATTTTGATAATCTGTATTCATCACCACTCTTTATTCTGAGAATCATAATAGAATTTATAAAGCTTGAACCCAGAACTAATGTCCCTATCTCTGTAGTTCCACTGAATTTTTGATATACAAAAGATTCACCTGATAGCCATTTCTTGAAACTATTTCCTATACCATCAAAGTGTATTTCAGCTTTTTGAATACCTCCTTTCATATATATCATAGACCCTAATGCAGCAATTATAGTGTGTCCTTCCTTTAACTTATATTCAACATGTTGTGTTCCAACTGTGCCTATCACTGTACTGTTATTCAAAATATCATCATAAACATTAATATTTGCTCCTTTTTGTTTCTTTGGCATCTTACAAAATACAAATAGAAAAATATGATATTATCTTGATATATCTAATATAGGATTAATGCCAATATTGTATTCATTTGCTTTCAATGATTTAAGTATACTTCCATCAAGTCTGTTTTCAAATGCATTCTTAGTATCAGGGTCTTGTGTTAAGCTACAACCATCTAATGTGGGACCTACTTGGTAAATAACATTAACATTTCCTGCATCTCGTGCCGCATAACTATCTGCTACTAATCTATTGCTCTTCATGTTAACATCATCCTTGTCTATTGGGATATTCATGTTTCCTGGATTTGGAGTGTGTCCTGCATCTATCATCATTTGTTCCCTTGTTCCATCTATTTCAGCATTTTCTGTTGCCTCTCTACTAACAGGTCTATGTTCATAAATAGCCTTTGCAACACCATATTCTTCGTTATCAGAGGTATATTGTTTATGTGTATTCTTGAGCTCAATTTCTTGGCTTGCATAACCACCTAGAACACTATTAATCACTCCACCAATAAATCCGAATTCAGCTTTTCCTTTTATAGTAGTTTCTTTGACTGTCTTCTTAACGACCAAATCAGGATCATACACATACACTTTATATGTAGATTTACCAATGTTTCTGACAGTATCCACAACAGGCAGTGTTTCTTTAACAGTTGTCTTCATAAAATCCTGATTTTTGGCATATCCTACATTATTAGCAGTCTTTACATTCAATTGTTGACTATCGTGCAACAATGTCTCTTTAACTGTCGTCTTTGCATCATCTTGTATTGCTGAATAAGACTGGTCTGCCCCGGTAAGATTTAGATTCTCGCTATCATGTAATAAGGTCTCTTTTACAGTAGTCTTTGCATCATCTTGTAAAGCTGAATAAGACTGGTCTGCGCCTGTAAGATTTAGATTTTCACTATCATGTAATAATGTTTCCTTGACTGTTGTCTTCATATTATCATCTGTGTTGATAATACTGAGTTTTGAAGGAATCTGTGCCTTTGGATTACCACCAGCTCTTGGTGCATCTACAAGATATTCCTTAATATTATATTTCAAAGCATCCAGAATTGGACTTACTATAGCCTTCACTGTGCTTGTTAAATTGGAAACAACTGTACGTGTCTGTGTTTCCTGGCGTTCATTATTATACACTATAATATTTTCCTTTCCATAATCATCATTCTCAGCCATACCTTTAATTGTATCCATCTTCGCACTTCCTTTATATTCAATATGCGTGTCTGGTCTCTGTGTTTTCTTAATTGCAAGTTCTGGTCTATTTGTTTCTTTGATGACAGCACCTGTGGTTTTGAACCAATTGTCTTCAGTCTGCTTATAAATCTTCTCAGGCTTGTTTTTAGCATATGGTGCAACAACTGCACGTTGATAAGTGCCAGTAGGAGGTGATTGAAATGGTATTTCATATGTAGCATTTCGTTGATTAACTTTTGAACGTAGTTCATCTAGTGTCTTAGGTCTAGAAAAATCACGTGTATTTTCTTGTTGATATCCTCCACTACCTTGAGAAGTATATCCTTTATTTAACCCTGGACCAACTTTTGTCTGTTCAAATGGTAATACATTGTTATTTATATTTGAAACTGAAACTCTGGATTTCATATAATCTGTATGAGATTGTGCCCCATGTAGATTTGTATATCCAGAAGTAGGTTTGAATATATTATTAACTTCGCGTTTTTGGATTAGCATTCTATCTACTCCAGTGTTCATGTCAAGTTTTGATGTAAATTTATCAATATTCTGTGTTACACCTCCTTTTAAAAACGGTTGCATATTATTATGTTTGAAGTTTTCCATATTGACCTTTTCACCAGTCAATGACGATACATAATCTTGTTTGTCTATATTCTCATCCATTTGCTTAATTTCTTGATAATTAGGTTGAAACTGTGTTGGCGATACTACACCTGTTTCATATGGTCTTGAAGCCTTTTCATGCAGTTTTTTACTTCTATTACTGGCATCTTTTTGCACATAGTCTGAATAGTTTGATGCATATATATTATTGTGTTGATACATGGTCTTCTAAACATAACATATAAAAAATCATATCAAAAAAGTACATATACACATTGTTTGTTTAATAATCTTAGACAATCTAAATATGTTAGAAAAATAAATGTATATGTACTTTTTTGATATCCAAATCATGTACACTTAAGATATAAAGCTATTACATAATAACCCTGATATGAATAAACAATTTCTAAATGAAGGTGTTAGTGTTATTATACCATTGTATAATGGTATTGAATTTTTACCACAAGCCTTAGCTTCAGTTGTTAATCAGACACATACAAGATGGGAACTTATTATAGGCATAAACGGGTACCCCCCTGGTTCAGATGTGGAGAAAAAGGCAAATGAAATAAGAGAAATGTTTGTGAACGATAAACAAAAAATAATTGTTAAATATTATGATACTAAAGGTGCACCACTTACATTAAATGCAATGGCAAGAGATGCCAAATATAATTATGTTGCAATATTGGATGCAGATGATTATTGGGATGCTCGCAAATTAGAAATACAGTTATTGTATGCAACTGTTAAAAAATATGATGTAGTTGGCACATCATGTAGATACATTGGTGTGAAAGTGTTTTATAACGGTATAGAGACCAATTATTTTATACCAGGTATACCATTAAATGAAGTGTCCAATTCAGAATTTGATATATTTAATGTAAACCCAATGATATGTTCTTCCATTTTAATAAGGAAAGAATTGCTTGAATTTGAAGATCATTTTGTTTATGATTACAACCTTTGGTTCAAGTTGTTTTTAAGTAAAAAAAGTTTCTTTAATGTGCCTGAAGTTATGGTATATCACAGAGTACACGAAAATAGTGCTTTTAACAATTCAAATGCAAATTATGTAGATGAACTGAAAGAAAAATGGAAAAAAATTTACAAAGAAGAATCAATTTGAAATAAAATTCCATGCAATATTTTCATTGGATGCACAACATGATTGGTTGTAGTATTAAAATCTTTCACAAACTCTATAACATTGATTAGGTGATTAGATTTGAATTGTTCAAGTATGCTTACAATATTTGTATACAACTGTTTAAAATTATGTTGTTCATGTTTGTAAAGCATCTCTGAGTTGCTAAATTCATCTATCTTCACTACATGATTGGTATTAACATATTGCGGATTTTCTAATTTATAATGTATACCAACAATTTTGTCTGTTTTTTCAACATAAATATTATTGATATCTATTTTTTGGAACTGTATATAATATGTAAACAATGCTGTATAAAGTGAAAGTATTATCTGTTTGACGATGCTGCTATTTAAAGGAATATGCAAAATACTGCTGTAATAAGGTGATAATATCACAGCTGAATCATTATTTATATCTTCTATATCTTTATCATATTCATGTGCACATAAAAACTTTATAATGTCTTCTTCATATTCAAAATAACAATGATGTTGAACAAAATTAATGTTTTTAATCTTCTTGGACATGAAATAATCATGCTTCAAAATAGGATGATTCCATGTACTAATTTTTAACATTACACCATTTCTATCATTTGTTAAAATATTTAGTATGTTTTTTTTGCTTTTATAGAACCTAAGGTCATCTTGATTTATTAAATCAGCCCAGTTGTGCTTATTCACATGTAAACAATACTTTTGTATTTGTAGATTCATAGCAGAATAAGATGAAAGTTCTATAACATTATTATATGGATATGTTAATGATTCTGACATCATTTATATAGTTATAGAAGAATCTTTATGTATTACTTACATTTGACATTATAATTCATATATCCGTTTGGATATCCTGGTGCAAAAGCATCTTGGGCAGTTCCTTTAGCCCAATTATTAATATCATCTAACTCTTTTCCATCACATTTAGGAAAGAATATTGTTTGGTCTTGTGGTACATCAATCACAGGAACATGATTATCTTTGGCTACCATTCTATAATTAACAGGGACTCTATCAAATGCTTCTAACGCATTTTCTTGCGGGTCAGTACATAGCCATTCCCAACGATTGATTCCAGTCCCACGTAATGTACATGCTGGGTTTGACAATCTCGTATCTTCTCTTGGTGCCATGCATGCTCTCGGATTTCCAACATTTACGACACATGGATTCTTTGACGCATATTTCCCTGGAATATATTCATCAGCGTTACACTTACTTTTTTTATAATTGAGCCCAAGTAGTTCACTTGAATCATCCACTGTAGATTGCATTGTGCATGTTGCTGGTCCATAAGATTGATAACGCATACTTGGGTCATCTGGAAGAGTTATTCCACATTGTGAACAATCATTTGCAGGGACATTCAAAGAATATAACCCAGGTCCAATGGTTCTTTTCAACTTTTCGATATAACTACAACTATCATAACTCATTCGTGTATCATTAGGCTGGTTCATTCTAATAAAACAATATATTTTATTATACAAAAAAATGAGACTTAGCAGTTGTTGTAATTCATTTTAGGAGGCAAAGGTATGCTTCTGTACATGATACTTTGACAGGCTGGGAGATGTAGAGCAGTTGTATTTATAGGTGGTGTCTTATCATTTTGTATAATACCGTCCCCTGTAGGCACATATTGATTATTGCCACACTTTGAAATATATCTTGTTTGTCCTCTAAGTTCACTATCAAGGTCTACAAGATTTCCTTTGATATGAGATACAGATGTTCCTCCAAGGAAGCCTAATTGATGTCTACATTTGTTCTTATGTTCATGAAACATGGGAGATAAAATATAACTTAATGTACTAACATTTTCTTGAAGATTTTGTTTATAAGAACAGGTATCATATTTTGATCTGTTGAAACTCATGAGTATATCTATTTTATACATATAATTTATTTTCTATTACAACGATTGAACTCAACTTTGTTCTTATATGACCTTGTATCTTCACCCCCTCTTGTCCAGTCATATACAATATGTTCTGGTTTTTGAACCTCTTTTATACAATCTAACATTGGCATAAATTCATTTGTTGTTATTTCCATAACAGACTTATTGCATCTATATGGCTGTGAGGTTGTTTCATCTGCATTTGAAAGAACAGGAATACTCCTTGAATCTGAACCAGACAAAATATCAAGTTCCTTATGGATATCACCAGAATTTCCTCTAAGCTTAGGACCTCCTGCAAATGTCCTTGTAATCAATTGAATAGGGCATCTATCTCGTGTCATAGCATCTTGATTATTTCGCAATGCTGAATAAGTGTCAATCAAATAATCATCTGATAGACCATACCCAGGTCTGCCACGAAGATTAACATGATCAGTAATCATATTAGGAAGACTTCCTATTGGTTTATTGTCTCTTGCTGTATCATTATAATAAAGAGCATACTTACCCAAATTATCATTGTACGTGTCCTTTGCATTCATCCAACAACTATCTGAATTTAAATTGGCTTTAGCATCATATAAACTGCTCATACTACTATCTATTTTTAATAGACATATAAAAATTATTTGTTTTCAATCAAAAAACTTTTATTCAAGTTTGCCAATGATGGTATACACTCTGTTATACATTTATCAAAATTGTGAACGTCATATGGTTCTTTATATTCTTTTTGACATGAATTATTATGATATTCTTTCACATTCCATTCTTTTTTATCAGAACTTACACCAATCTGTTCATAAATGTCTCGTTTGTCTTTCAATGTTTTCGTAAAAGATTCATTATGAATATCATCAGATATATTATTATTATAGTATGTGTTTACTATTTTATTATCATCTTTTAATGAAGAAGTATATTCAATCTTTGAAATAGCTTGGTCATTTTTTTTATGGACTGAATATGTTATAGATGTGTATGTCTCCATATACTGCATATATTTATTATTTTTTATATAGTTTTTACTACATACGAAGATCTCTGTAAATATTTTTGTAGCAAAATATTGTATCTTCTTTGCATGAATCACCTCTATTGTACAACCAGTTTGCATATGTAGATTGGTCATTTGGAAGACTGGATACAGGGACTGTATAGAACTGTCGTTTTGATGTGGACCTATCATATATGTCATCTACATTCCTGAACATGCTTTCATCAAAATATTTTTCTATATTTTCTTGTATTTGATTATCAGATATAGGACATGCTTTGATACCTATATCATCACCATATATCATGTTTGGATTCATAAATGGATTATGTTTTGATGGCTTTGTACATACTTCATTGTCAATAACTTTCAAACTGTTTTTATTGAGAAAAGCATTTGAATCTTTTATTATATTATGTTGATAAGTATATATTATTACAATTATAATTACTAATATAATCATAAGGAGTATAATACGAACATCTCTCAATATGAGGGCAAGAATAAGGCATACAAATATTATCAATCGTGTCAACGTATTTAATTTTTCTTCTATAGTCATGTAGTCAGTGGGTAGTAATACTGGAACAAATAAAAGTGAAATATTGTTTGTCCAAAACATATGTTCTGTATCTATTTATTTGTTATTATTTTTATTCTACTTTGCTTGCTTCAGCATCTGCTGCAGCTTTTCTCTTTTCATTCAACTTCCTTTTCAATTTCTTTGCTTTTGCAATCTTCTTTAATGCTGATTCATTCATTGTGGCACGTGTTCCTCTTGGTGCATTATTTTTGTTCATACTTTTCAAAATACTACTAAAATCATTTCCATCTGAATTACCCATCATAGATGACATCATACTCATTATGTTTGACAAATCTGGTCCTTTGCCACCTTTTGTATTACCACCAGGTACGCCTCCTCCTCCGCCAAAAATATTAGGCATAATTGAAGCAAACTTCATAGCATCTTGAATGAGATTTTCTTGCTTCAATTCACCATTGGAAATTTTGGTAGCCATCTTCTTGCTCACATTTGTTATGATATCAGCAAAACCACTATCTGGGTCTCCAATAGCCTTCAGAACATCTCCATTCTCACCCATTGATTTCTGTAGTTTTCCTACATCAATATCCTCAAGAATTTCCTTTGCCAACTTGCCAAGAGTAGTGTCTTCAATAAAGTTCATGTCAATTCCTGATTTCTGCTTGATTTTCTCATTACGAAGATTTTGCAATTTTGTAAGAACCTTTTTAACATTCTCATCTTCTAATTCCTCAATTAATGCCTTGTTATCAATAGTTTGTAAAATACTTACAATCTTTGCAGACATTTCATCTGTTAGTTCCTTGCTGAAAATATAGAACACACAGATAAAGTGATTACATAGATAACTATCATCCATAATCTTCTGAATATCATCCAATGTGATATTTTGATATAAATTCAAATGTTTTTGTTCATCCATCCAAGTCTCACAATCACCTTCTATATATTTATCCCATAGTTCAGAAGGTATCTGTTCTTTGAAGTAAATCAAATACTCATCAGATGCCTTATCAAGTGTTACATAATGTTCTTTAATAGCCTTATACACAGCTTTAGCTGTATCACTATTGTCTTTGTTTTTCTTTGCCACATCTTTAATTCTCTTCAAAAAATCAATGTAATACTGATTGAATATAAATGTTGCTGTCATATGTATATATGGAAATTATGACATATTCTTTATATCTATTTACTGAATATCCAGAGAGCGTTGTTTCATAATTTCTTCCATACTGGGTAGCTTCTTTTTTTCCTGAGTATCACCTGTATAAGACACTGAAGACGATGCTGCTACAGAAGACGTTGTCATTAATGATTTTGACATGATTTCATTGTCAATTATGTCCCAGTTATAATTTTTATCATTGATAGCTGTATCTGTATCATCTATATTAGAAAAGTGTTCTGCTGATATAGAACCCAATGTAAATGCCATCGGTTCATCTGGTACATTTTGTGTGGCAACATCTGGTATGGTTGAAGCATCTGATTCTCTGGTTATGCGCTTTTCATTCCTAGTACTATTACTTGCAAACAAAATTCCTCTATTTGGTAGTAAAAGATAATCAAATACAGCCTTGCCAAAAATATATTCTTTTGTATTTAGCAATAATAAAGCTGGTACAGAATGTATCTTGGGGTCTATAGGTTTTTGCATGCTACGTAATGTATCAATTGACACAGTTTTGACTGTTTTATTTTTATCATGTTTTTGAATAGTTTCCAAGAGGATATTACAATGTTGACAATAATTACTATAGAACAGTATCATTATTACTAAGAACAAAAATAATGTATAACCTTATATACTAACTATAACTAATCTTTCAAATATTATCTATATAATATATATGCAGACATTTGTACTTACAAACCCAGAAACCAAAGAAGTTATTACTACAGCAGACAATCTAAATAGATATTCATGCGAGTATATCAAATGTGTAATAGATAAACAAATATCAAAAGCTTCATGGAAACAATCTCTATGTTATACAGCAATTGGTTCAGAAGGTGATACAGTAATATATCATAATGATACAATTCATATATGTTAGAATGGACATAATTCAAAATCATGTGTGTATGGGTACTTCTTGTATTTATTGGTTTGTTTGACGTCTTTCTTCAAATCTTGTAAGAACATATTGCGAATAATATTTTGATTTCGTATATACTCTTGATTTTTATCATAATCTGGGTGTTCTTCGTGACTATCGTTCAGTTTGTCAAATAAAATATTTTTAACTTGCTCATCTTGTGTACTTATGCATTTTTGAGATTCATCTTCAAAAGATATATCTGGTATATGTTTATATGTTCTGGGAATTTGCATCATATCCTTTGTATCTTCACTTGATTTCATGTATATCTTGTCTTCACATATAGCACCTACTAAATTAGCATATACCATTCTAATACACTTTGTGCATAAACGTACTACACAAACTATATTTATGTGATAAGCATACATGTCATTGTTATTATGATATACAAAATCATAATCTATCATAATTTCTTTTTCATTCTTTGTATTTTTTCTGATCTTGTTTACATTTGCATAAAGTATATTGGTATTTTTTAGTTTCTTCTTGATGAAATCATGAAGCCTATTGCACATATCAGTTACATTTTCATTATATGACACTGACCAATTTGTCCATGTAGTACCTTCAATATACTTGATTGCATTTATAGCATATGAGTTACCACATAATGCAGATTGTACAAATTCTTGCACTTTAGCATCATTGCATTTTATACTATGGTCCAATAGATTCTTATTTACATATGTATGTAAGGTTCTATCTGGAAGATAAACATTATCAATGTTGGCAAAATTCTCTGCAATTTTGTATGATATTGACATAAACGAAATTGTTATTAATAATAAAATAAGCAAGTTGATCATTTGCATCTTCTTTACTAAAATAATATATTTATTTCCGCAATTCTTTATTATTATCATATATTAGGATTTAAGATGTTATCACGTATCTATTTTGTAATATTGCTGTATATCATATGTTTGTTTCTGATATTTTTATACAAACCTGCCATGATGTTTGATGATAAGGGTTGTATAAAACATTTCAGTTATGACGAAAGTGATACAAATGCTTCCTTGATGAATATAGAAATTGTTTTGTGTATACTGGCAATACTCTGTTATTTCATAGTTTTAGCTGGAGAATTGATTATGAGTTAAACATCAACTTAAGACATTGTATATTATAGTAGATATGACACAATATCAGCAGATACAAGAGTGGATTTTGAATCAAATCAATCATCCTACACCAAAATTATCTCTGCAAAATCTTCTTTTTGTTGCTGGCAACTCTGGTATTGGCAAAACATATAATATACATAAAATTTGCAATGAATTAAATCTTGATATCATGCATGTATCTACAAATAATTGTATGTCATCAGAAGAACTGAATGACATTATTACTAAATATATAACATCAAATATGCTACAAATATTGTGCAATAACTTTCGCAAGAAAATTATTATTATAGATGAATTTGAGTCAATTATGGCAATAGACCGTACAATTAATACATGTCTCTTAAATATTCTTACCAATACAAAACTAAAAAGTGTTCCCATTATTTGCATATCATCTTTGGATATAGTCAAAAAAATTGGTGTTATAAAAAAAAAATGCAAAATCATAGAGATAGAAAACCCTTCTTTTCACGAAGTATGTAGAATTCTTAATAAGATATATCCTCATATTGACAAAGATATAATCAAAACAACAGCAGAAGCATGTGATGGTAACTTATCACATTGCATTCAAAGACTTGATAATAATATATCATATTGTATGGATGAAGATACACGCATACATGCATTATATAGCAAAAACTTTGATAGAGACTTGATAAAAAAGGTGGTATTGACAGATATTTGGTTGATACCACTTAGATTTCATGAAAATTTGATAGCAGTATTGAAGCAACATAAATGCACTAATATACAAAGAAACGAATACTACAAAACATTCATGCAAAATCTACTTTATTTTGACTTCATTACCACAAGTTCATCAGATATAGCATCTGATATTTTTGCATCAATGATATATTTTTTGAGCAATTTATCTGCCAAGAAAAATGCAAAATTCAATACAGAGGGTTTCACAAAAATTCTGAGTTATTTGTCTTTACAAAAGAAATTTATCAAAAAATCACATGCGAATAACACATCTAATTTTCCATTATATCAAATTAGCAATTATCATACTCATATTTCAGGAAGAAATTTTTATGTTCTTTAATTAGATATATAATAATAATGGATGGAAATGTAAATGTACAGCAACAAAATAACATTTTTGATGATTCATACCAAACAATAAAAAACACTGCATCCAAAGTATCTGATGGTGTTTCTACTGTAGTGAATACTGCTAATAAAACAGTGGATTTCTATACCAGTAAATTTACTGTCATAGCAGGTCTAATATTTGTTATCCTGCTTAGTATATTTGTATCATATGGATTATATTATATCATATCATCTGCTATTTTTAACCAATCACGTTTAATTATTGAAGGAACAAAAGTTCCTATCATATGTAATATATATAGCAAGTATAATATTACAGCTTTTAATAAGACTGGAAATGGTAAGAGACGTTCTTATACCTTCTGGATATACATCAATGATATGAATAGTTATAATGGGTCATATAAACACGTATGGCACATTGGCAAAGTTGATAGTATTAAGTCAGCGAGTCCATTTGTATTCTTAGATTCTTATCAAAATAAAATGTATTTTAGATTTGCTGCATTATCAGATGACTCTTTCATAAATGATACAAGTTCTGTACAGAACCTTTCACCAAGTGAATTGCTCAAGTTCATGCAACAAGGTATTGAAATCCCATATGTACCATTACAACGTTGGGTGCATATTGCTGTTGTTATCAATGAAAATGCTAATGGTGGAACAGTTGTTGCATATGTTGATGGTGATATTGCTAAAATTGTTTCATCAGGTGAGTTAAATGCAGAAGGTGGTAGCATAAAGGTTAGCAATTTAGACCTTGATAATATGGGAGACTTGCATGTTGGTGGCACTTTTGAGGGTAATATAGGACCTGGTTTTTCTGGTTTGATATGCAAGATTGCTCTGTTCAATTATGACCTCAATGATAAAGATATATACGATGATTATAATAAAGGACCATTGAATGGATTCTTATCATCACTTGGTCTTGCCAATTATGGTCTCCGTAGCCCTGTTTACAAGTTAACATGAAACAAAAAATTTAATGTATAATAGATATAGAGTATATTAAGATGATTTTAGCTAATATAGTGCAGATTATTTTAGCATTATTCTTAGTTTTTATATTATTATTTGTAGCATATTTAATATACAACTATGAATCAATGATAAATCTTCGCAACAAATTGTATTTAAAAAAAGAAATTATAATTTTTGATGGAATCATGGATTTTACAACAACACAATGGACATTCAATACATATAACAAATCATTTGCATCTTTCAAAGACCTGACACCATCTATTAATCAAAACGGAGGAGCAGAATATTCTTATAATTTTTGGCTCTGTATTAATAAAGATGCTATGAAATACATATCATCATCTGATATTGTTCTTTTGATGCGAGGCAGCAAAATCAAAGTTCCTTACATAAACAATACAAATTGCGAAATTGTCAATAAGGGGTCGTATGTTATTGTGAAAAATCCCTTGATTCGCATGAAATCTGATGGTACTGCTATGATTATTGAATATAATACTATCACAAATCCTGATGCCTATCGTGAGAATGGTACAAATGTTATCAATTGTGGTTCTGGTTCATGGATGGACAAAAACAAGGGATTACTTGGTATTTATAATATGAGCAATTATGTATATAATAAAAAATGGTTTATGTTTACTATGGTTTTACGCGAAATTACGCCTGAAAATGATGTATTATACAAAAATAAGACTAATTGCAGAGTCTATATAAATGGAATCAATGTTTTGGATAGAACAGTTGAGTCTCCATACAATGGAGCATATGGTTCAGCTGCTATGAAACACAACAGAGCTCCTTTACATGTAAACCCAGGTGATATATTTTCTACAATCAAAGACGACACAACAAATCCAATAGAGGCACAATCTGGAATATCCACAGCATTGCAGATGGCAAATCTGACCTATTTCAATTATGCTTTGTCTGAATCAGACATCGCAGGTCTATTTCAAAAAAAGTTTACACAGGAGGCAGCAAGAGCACCAATGGATAATGAAACATTTCAGGAAGACAAATACAGTATAGCAGCTGTATCAGAAAATAGTAATAACCTTCCTCTTGCCTTTTAGTATTGTTTATTTCTTTATCATATATAAGATATTTGTAATATTGAATATATATAATATGGGAGGTGGTCTATTACAACTTATAGCAGTTGGTCAGATTGACCAATTTTTAAGTGCTAATCCCGAGCTTAGTTTTTATCAATATGTCTACAAACGCCATAGTCCGTTTGCAATGGAATCAAGACAATTAACATTTGAAACAAATCCTGTATTGTCTCCAAGTGCTGTTGCAAACAATTACAAGTGTGAAATAATAAGATATGGAGACCTTTTAGGTGAATTGTATTTTTGCTTTACTTTACCTGATATATATTCATCCGATAGGTATAGATTCAGATGGGTTCCAAATATAGGTCATGTATTTATCAAAAAAGCAAGTGTATTTATTGATGATAGCATATTACTTGACCAGACTACTGGAGATTGGATGACAATATGGAATGAACTTACACAATGTTGTGATGATAATTATGGTACTTTGATAGGAAATGTCCCTGAATTGCAGACACCCAAGTTAAATGTTTCCAGAGTAAGTATAAAGAATAACAGGTTCATATATTACTATTATCCTGAATCATTCAAAGACAAGAATAATCCACCTTCAATTAATAGTAGAAAAATAGTAGTTCCATTGAATTTTTGGTTTACAAAGAATCCTTCACTCGCACTCCCATTACTCCGTTTACAGCTGAGCAGAGTATCTGTAAGAATTGATATAGAATCTTCTGAAAGTTTATATCAAGTATGGGCAGCAAGTCTGAATAGATATGTGAGTCCCATGTATTATAATGAGTTATATGGTGATAATATAGATATCAATACTTTTACTAAAAATATATCATTGCAACCATACATAGAGGCAAATTATGTGTTTCTTGGTGAAGATGAACGCAATACCTTGTTTATGAAATCTAAATTAACATACATGGTTGAACAATTAAGTATCAATACTGCTCAAAGTATTCCATCCACTACAAATGCAAGCCATAATATAAATATAATGGTTAATAACCCTACAAAAGAGATTATATGGACACTAAGAAGAGATGATTATTGGAAATACAATGAGTTTAATAATTATAGTCCGAGTATACCAGAAAGCTCAGATGATATTCTAGACAAGGCTGTTATCAAATTCAATAATAATGATAGATTTCAAGAAAAGAGAGCAGAATATTTCAACATGATTCAACCATATCAACATCATAGCAAGGTTCCTAAGAAAGGTATATATTGCTATTCATTTGCAATATATCCAGAAAAAGAGTTTATATCAGGATACTATAATGCTGCTCTTGTAAAAACAAATTTGTTGGTATATACAAAGAGTACATATAATAACGACACTATTAATGCACTTTTAACATCATCTGGTAAACAAAGCTACAATTTCAATTACCTAATCAATGTATATAGTGTCAATTACAATGTTTTTGAAATTGTAGGCGGACAAGCTGGAATGAAATTTACTATATCCAAATAAATATCTGCTATAATAGCAAATATGGACCTTACTATGTTCATTATCTTCGTAATTTTATGCTTTATGCTATACTATCTAACATCTGCTGTGCAATCATTAATAGAAGAAATAAAGGAAATTAAGACAAAATGTGTGCATTCTGGTAATACAAATGTTGAAGATTTTAAAGTCGCAACACCTGACCCAGGTGCTATCATGACACAGAAAGCCTGGCAATTTTTTACAAATATCAAGAATGTGTTTGGACACAATATGTAATTATATAAGAATGTTGATGTATAATAGAATTGTTATCATGTGTGAAACTTGTCATGCTTGTGCAAAGAAAATTGGATTATTAGATATCATAACGTGTAAGTGTCGTTGTGGAAATTTGTATTGTTGTAAACATAGATTGGACCATATTTGTTCATATGACTATTCACAAAATTACCAAATACCAGATAAGCTTGAAGAAAAGAAGCTGAATAAGATATAGATATATGTTTTTTTTGATATTACCTAATCAATTATATGATATAGGATATCTGAAGAATGTTGGAAATAGAATGATTATATGGGAATGTCCTCATTATTTCACAGCATATTCTTATAACAAGAAGAAGTTAATTTTGCACAGAGCAAGTATGCGTGCTTATAATGATATGTTGTTGAAAAAAGGTTATAATGTTGTATATGTGGAGTTTGGTACAAAGTTGGATGATAATGCAGAATATTTGCTTTATAATCCTTTGGACAATCCAAGTATATTAGGATTACCTAAGAAACACAAGATAATTGATATTTTGATTCCAAATATGTTGCTAAATGATGCAATATTCAAAGAATACAGAGAACATACCAAGAATTTCTTTTTTAATGCCTTCTATATGTGGTCTAAGAAAAGGATTGGTATTATACCTGATATCAAGTCGCAAGATAAAAACAATAGGTTAAGAATTAACAATAGTGTAAGCATCAAACAACCCTATGATGATGTAGCTGTGTCAAAACCTTCAATTGAATATATTCAAGAAGCATCCAGGTATGTTTTGAAGCATTTCAAGGATAATCCTGGTAATGTTGACAGATTCATATTTCCTATTACCAGGGTTGATTCTCTGAAATGGTTGAAACACTTCATCAAGAATAAACTTAAGAACTTCGGACCATATCAGGATTTCATTGATAAACACAACAATCACCTGTATCACTCTCTATTATCATCTTTGTTGAATATTGGTTTGATAGGACCATATGATGTTATCAAAATGCTTCCTAAGTCTGGTATACCAATAAATAGTTACGAGGGTTTTATAAGACAGCTTTTTTGGCGTGAATACCAGTATTACTGCTATTTATATTTTGATTTCTCTGGAAATTACTTTGGTAATACAAAGAGGTTGGGTAAAGAATGGTATACTGCAAAAGTTGGAATTGAACCAGTAGATGATGCTATCCTTGAAGCATTTGATAGTGGATATTTACATCATATCAAGAGACTTATGGTAATTGGAAATTATATGAATTTATGTGACATAAGACCTAAAGAAGGATTCAGATGGTTTATGGAATTTTCATGTGATTCATATGAATGGGTTATGCATCAGAATGTATACGAAATGGTGTTTTGTGTATCTGGTGGCGGAACTATGAGAAGACCTTATGTTTCTTCGTCCAATTATATTTTACATATGAGTAATTACAAAAGAGACAAATGGTGTATTGAATGGGACAATAAATACCATGCATTTATTGAGAAGAATAAAAAGAAGCTTTGGAAATTTAGATACTATTTCAGGGGGGTATAAGGAATGTGAAAAAGTACATATCAGTGTGTTTATGTACTTCATATAGAATTTATTTAAGTAAGGATTTAGGATAGTGTATATGTACTTTTTTATAGTGACTGATATTATCGTTTATTGGGTAGTGTATAAGGAATTTCCAGATAATTAAAGATATCTTCTTCTGACTTGATTGAATCTGTAGTATCTACCAGTATTTTTGTATTGTTATCTTTAAAACCATATTCAGATAATGACAAACCTTTCTGAAGTGCCTTCCTACGCATGTAAATATTGAAATTATAAGAACCAGTGAAATAGAGCAATGCAAAGTAATAATAGCTTTTATCTGCAACAAGAATGTCAATACGTCTTGCAGGAAGGTCTGGTGTCAATTTGCATATGCCCATAAACTTGTTCTTACCTGAAGCTAATGACTCTATAATATATCCAGAAGTTGTCAAATTTGCTATAAAGGTTTTCATATTGAAATCAGGATGTGCTTGTATCAGAATGTCAATATCACCCATGTCTTTTGCTTTTCTGCGGAAACTGCCAACCATTTCAAATGTTATTCCTTGAGGTGCAAGTAATTTTTCAATTATTTTATAATGTTTCTTTCCTTCTGTCATAGGAATACGCATATTCAAATCTTCGTAATATTTGAGACCAATTTTCTGTTTATCATTCAAAAGTGATTCATTTTGATATAAGTCATCAAATGTTTTGACAGTTTCCAGAAGTTCTCCTATTTTGGCTGGACCAATTCCATATATACCAAGTAGTTTCTTTCCTAAAATGTATTTCTCATCTTGTATAGCTCTTTCAACAGCATGCATTTTACCTGTCTCCAAGAATTCAAGGATTTTATCTGCAATCTTGCTACCTATCCCTTTGATATTTTTCAAATCTTCAGTTGTTTTAATAGGATGCTCATACAGTTCAATGCTATCTATCACCTTATCATATGCCTTTGCCTTGAATGGTTGTTTATTGATAACCTCATATTCTGAAAGAATTTTCAGATTATTGATGATTGCTTGATTCATATTCTTAACACTCATTTTGGCATTGTTATTATGGTATGTGTTTATATCATTTTTTCTTTTATCCATAATGCATCTATTGGTGGCTGGGTTGAGTATCTTTCCATCAGGACAGACTCGTTGCTGTTTAATAGGTCTTGATTTGATGCATCTTCCTGTTTCAGGATTTAGGACCTTGCCTTCTGGGCATATTTTATAATTCATTTTATTTCATGCATAGAAAATAGAATGCAAACTACTGATGTGTGCAAACGATTAGTTTATTGGGGACAATTTGGCCCAACATGTTGGTTCAACGCATTGCTTATGGTTGCCCTTTATAGTCAACACAGCAGAGAGCGTGTATTGGAGGCAAGTAAATCTTGGGATGAGAAGATAAAGATTTTTAAGATATTCAAGCATATTCTCAAATACAAGTTTGTAAAGACTAAGAAACCTGAAAAGGATATCAAGTTTTTTGAACGTATCAAACCAGAAAAAATACTGCAAATATTGCATGATTATAAGACAAATAAATTTGTGTTCAATCCCAAGATACATTCAAAACAAGGCTTTGCTCATGAATTGTATATCAAGAAGTTTTACAAGATGTTAAACTTAAATGGTATGCATTTTACCAGATTTGATGATAACACTGTAGCTTATAGCAAAAGAAATCATATTCATTTAGATTCAGTGCAAATTACAGACGATGGCATAACTTATAAAACAAAACCCAAGTCATTAGAATACATTCAAAGAAAATTAAAAACAATTCCTGATATTCTTTTCATAGAATGTAATACTTCAAAAGATTTGCGTGAAAGGTATAAAGGTCCATATCAAAATCAAATTTTCAAAGATGTTCAATTAGCTTCTATGAATGATGTTATTATCTTTAATAATACACAATATGTACTTGATTCTGTCATATTATCAAATTGGAATAATAGTATTATTTCGCGTTCGCATGCAATTGCTGGGATAACTTGTAATAATGAAAGATATGTATACAATGGTTGGACACGTTATACAAAAGATCCTACCATGCCTCAAAATCAGAATACTAAACAATATTTGAAAGTACCATGCGAATTGATGAAATATAAGTGGGATGTTAAAAAACATCATGATTTCTGTATCAATTCAAAAGAATGTAAGCTTGATAATGCACAACCTTTTACAAAAAATATGTGCTTTTCTTTTAACAAAGGAGAGCAAATGCTTGTATATGTTAAAAAGGTAAATTATGATATAAATATGAATATATTACAGACTCCTGAGTATGTATCAATGGATCAGTCTTCCAAAAACTGTCCTCCTGGTAAAGTTTTGAACCCCAAAACAGGAAGATGTAATAAAATCAAGAATACAGTCATACCTATCAAACCAGGTACTAAAAAATCTCCTAAACAATGCCCTCCTGGTAAAGTTTTGAACCCCAAAACAGGAAGATGCAATAAAATCAAGAATGG